AAGACCTATTTCAAAAAGATTTGTACCTTCTTCAAATATAGCATAGTAAGTTGTGTTACCAGTTCCAATTCCTGAAACAAAAGTTTGAAAACCTGTAACAGCACCTGCAAGGTTTATAGTCCCTGTGCCTTGTGATGTACTAGTTTCTCTTACTCTATCATTTAATACTAAAGCCATTTAATCTCCTATTAGCTCATGCTTATAATAGCATTAGCTGGTGTTGTTGGATCAGGGTAAGTAATTTTGAATGTACCATTTGTACAAGTTTTATCTCCACCGAAATCCAATACCACAACTAACGGATCACCCGCAGCTGTATCATTATAAATAGCTGCAAACGCTGCTGTGAACGTTGCACTTGACCAAGTTGAATCTCCAAAGTCAACTGAAGCAACAGCTGTTGAAGATGCAACTGCTTGCGAAGACAAAGATTGTCTTGTGTAGTTACTTCCTCCACCTGTGCTTACTTCGTTTGTTCCAGAGACTGTTGTGCTTGCCGTTGTATATACAGCAGAAATTGTTCCTGTATATAAAGCTATTTTAAAATCATTTCCACCTGACGCGAAGTTGTGCACTCCTGAAAAGAGTTCTCCACGAAAAGAGTTTGGTATTACGTTAGCCATATTTTTATCTCCTTAATAATCTGATGGAAACGGTGATTTGAGAGCCGTACGAATAACTCCATCCTGATATTCGTCTCTGCGTCTTCTACCTTGTTGTTCAATAGAATACGTTTGTAAAGCATCATTGTATGCCTGTTGGTAGTATTGTACCATATCTGGCGGACCTTTCAAGTACCCATATGCATTGATCAGGGACGCATACAAAAGTAGGTCCTGATATTTGTTAGACAAATATGTGCCATTGGTGCTTGGTGGTGCCGCTCCTGTAGTTACAGTTATACTTTCAGGTTGTTTGATGTAAGCTAAAGTTATCTCATATTGTGCATCTGGTGTAGGTGCGACTGCCCAAAAATTAGCGTCCCAGTTTGCATAATATTTAGGAAACCCTTGAGTTGTGCCAGGCGTATCATAATAAGTGGCCATATAAGAGGTATCTTTTTTTTCTAAAAATACTTGTTTTCCTGTAGATGTATCTTTGAGTTGAACGTATCTAATAATTCTTAAATCAGATGGAATAGTTACATATCTATTTCCAGTTGTTAAAGTTGATGTAGCATAAAATCTATTATCATCATTATCTGCTGATCTGTATATTCTATTTTCTGCATTTTTAATTAATGTGTCTAAAACAGCATCAGTTAATACTGTGCTACTAACTTCTGTATAACTTCTAATATCGTCTCTTAAATTTGTTAGTGTGTAAGCCATTATACTATTCCTCTTCCTACTGGACTAAAATAAACATTTGGTCCACCACCAACTTCTGTTGCTGTTGCAGCCGTTGGTAACGTAAAAGTAAAACCTGTATTTACCGTAATTTGAGACGGCTCACCAGGATTATTTTTTGTTGTAGTTGTAACACTTGCTACGTTAAATGCACCAAAAACAGTTACACCAGCTGTGTGTGCAAACGCTGATGTAAGTGGTGGTGTTATACCTCTAAACGGAGCATTAGTTGCTCTAGTTAAGTTTGAAAGTGTTTGTGTTCCTGTTGTATTAGTTTCATATTTTATAACTTCAAAATTTTTTTCTGGAACATAATTAGGATCTGTCGCAGCTGGAGATGAAAAACTTTGAATAAAAACATAACCTGATGATGGAAACTGACTTGTGCTATCACAAACAATAGTTGTAGATGAGTCTGTCATACTGGTTGCTAAAGTTGCAAATGGAGATAGTAAAACATTTGTTACACCTCCAACAGCATTGTCTGTAACATTTAAAAATGTAACTGCATCTCCAACTTTTAATTGACAATTATCTAAAGTAACTGTGGCTGTTGTGGTTGCATTCATAGACAACGGATCAGGATTTAAAATACCTGGACTAGGTATTGATGGTGATCTAGGTCTTGCATGTTGTAAAGCTTGTGGATCTGCACCATGTGGTTTAGGGCTTACTTGTGGTGACTTTGGTTCAAACTCTGAAGTGTGAACTCTAGCACCTGTCCATTCAACAACCATTTCTTGATATGGAAAAGCCATTCCAGATCTGTCTGAAATAAATTGTGCATATTTACCTGATGAAAATTTTGCCATTATCCGTTACCTGGGTAATAAGTTTTTGGTGTTAAGAAAGAACTAGAAGGTGAACCATCTTCTGCTAACGCTCTTGCTAATTCATCTTCGTATAATAATTTTAATGGTTGCACTCTATCGATAGCCCATTTTTGTGATAAGTAATATGCTAAACCTGAAACCATACAAGGCACAAATCTATTTGGCACATCACCTACATTATCATAATTACCAACATCGGTAATTCTTTTAACATAATTTATGTACATATAGTTTCCAGCTGCTGACGCATCTGGTGTTGGGTAAATAGTTACTGTTGTTCTATTAATAAATCTTTGCACCCAATATTGTGATGGTGTTCCTTTTGATAATTTATTTGAAAATGCAGAATAAGTGGATCTATCAACTTTAGTCATAGGACTATCTGATTGATCAGTTGTATTATAGTTTTGTCTAAAACTTGCCTCCATGATATCTGATAAACCATAGACTCCGTTAGTAGGTGCTGTGGTTGTACTAGCACCATCAGATGTATCTCGATAAAATATATATTCTGCTTGACCCTCTACTAAATCTACATTTGTGTTTCCTACTTCCCAATAATGTAAACCTCTGTTTTCCCACTCTTGAAATAAAATATTTAATGATCTTCTAGCTGCTTTTAATTGATAACCTGTAATACCTTGAACACCGCATCTTTCATATGCATCTTCAATTACTTCATCAATTGTAAATGATGCTTCAAAGTTTGCTGTAGTAGCAATAGACCCTGCTGCAAGCGTATAGGCAGTTGCACCCATACCGCTGTGGTTAGAGCAATAATAGTAAAGAGTTGGAGCATAACTTGCTACAACAATAGTTGTATTCGCTCCAGCGTTACCTGGAGTCCCTGTTGTGGTTACACCTGTAGTATAAGCTGTTCCCCCAGCATGCGTACCATTCGCTGTCGTAGAAAATCGTAAAGGGTGTGTTCCGCCTGCTCCGTTTGTAGCATCAGACTGATCGAAAACATAAGTGTTGCCTTCGATTAAATTTAAGTCAGGACTAACAGTTCCGTTAATATAAAATTTATTACCGGTACCATATTGGTTAGTCCCTGTTGCTACAGTGACTGTGTAAGTAATTGTAGCCACAAGTTACTCCTATCCGTCGAAAAATATCGTTACGCTGTCGTATCCTGTACTGATATCTATGAAAGCTCCATCATCAAACAATACTCCATTATCTGGAATATATGGATCAACCATACCTGCTGCTGCAGGTGCATCAATCTCAAGTAATTTTGTTCCTGATTGAGATGTATTTCTAATTGCTAGAGCTCCAGCTGTTCCTGAATCACTAACACCATGTAGACCTCTAACTTTAGTTCTACCTTCAAACACTATACCTTGTGTCGTAGATGTAGCAGAAAAACCTACTGATGTGTTTGTTGAAACAGCACCATTAGTTTCTACTTTAGTTACAGTTAAAAAAGCTTGAGTAGTTGCTACAGTGGTATTATTAGGTCCAGCTCTTGTTTCAGATACCGTGCTTCCACTTGCATCCGTTCCAGTAATTGTAAAATTAACTCCAGAGATATTTCCCGTTGAAGTCAAAGTTACAGTTGTAGCCATATTAGAACCATCACTTACTGAAGTTCCAGTTAGGTTCATTTCACCAGCGCCACTTAAAGTTTGACCAGCTGCAACTGCAGTTGTGCTAGCTGAAACAGCTTTAAACATTTTTGCTTTTACGTTTGTTACATTTGACATTTGTTTCTCCTAAAATTTGTGTGGGCCGAAGCCCACACAAAATTAATTATTAAGATACTGTTGCACCGTTTACTGAACTAGCAACCCAACCCACAGTACTATTCCAAACTAAAGTAACTGATTCACCTACTGCATCGAAAGCAATTGTTGTTCCGTTTGCAAATGTAGTTGGAGTAACTGTTGCAGTTCCACCGCCATCAACAATATGGTTGATGATTTTAATTTGTCCTGAAGTTGATCCATCAGCTAAAGTTACTGCAGCGGCTCCAGCCCCTGTAGTAAGCTCTGTTATCAAATCAGTAAGATTAACAGCGCCTGCCCCTGATAACGTTTGTACACCGCCTCTAATAGTTGCGTTGTAAACAGCATCAGTAGTTATTGCACCAGTTGTTCT